CCTGCATCTGGTTTCCGGCCTGTTCTCCGACCGGGGTCACGCCAGTACGGCCGATGACCTTGTTCTGTTCCTGAGAAACAGACATTTGCAGGTTCTTAATGTAGTTTTCGATTAGCGAACGGAAATGCGGGTCCTGCTGGAGTCTCTGCTGGGCCTGAGGATTCTTGGAAACGATGTCTTGGATGAACTGCATCTTAGACGAGGCGGCAGGGTCATTTTCGACATAGTTGGCCTCCATGCCAAGCATCATCATGCCGACGTCGCTCTGAATGTCCTTGTAGACCTTCTGGCTGGCGGCTCCGGCTGGCATGATAAGTTCCTTGGCCTTGTCTGGGTCAATGGCCTCAATGGCGGCCTTGACCAACTTGTTTCGGTCAATGATGCCTCCGGAATCCAACGGAAGAACAAACTGCGTGATAGCCTTAAGTTTCTCGATGACGTAGGACGCATCAATGTCACGGACATCGTACTTCACATGGAAGTCGAACATAGACGAGATTTCGGACACGTTCTGCGAAAGTTTGACCCCGGCGATACGTTCAACCTCGGTAGGCTCCATGTACTGCATGGTAAGCGAGAACATCATGTTGAACGTTTCGCTCCACACAGACAGCCAGTTATTTACGAGCAACTGCTGAGTCGTCTGCGTCTTAACCGCAGGAACATTTGGATGAGTAAGGCCAAAGTACAAGGCGTTATTCATTTCAACCATGTTGATAAGGTTAAAGGCCGTGGCCGTCTCGCCACCGGGAGGCGGCATGAATCGGTAATCGTCTGGAGACGTCACGGGCAAGTGTACGCCCGGGGCAACACGGTTAAGTCCGCCAAGACGCTTCTTAACCATGACCGGAGGCATTGTGACAAAAGCCGTGCGGTCCCGGATAGAGTCCTTCTGAGCCTTTACTTCCAACTGGTCGATAGCGGCCAGTTCTGGAACGCCACGGCAATCCATGATAGGGCGTCGAACACGTTCACGACGATAAACTACAAACGGGTATTTACCGTGTGCATATCCTAGGAGTTCGTGCTTTGCGAAACGCTCGGTTCCAGCAATAGGGCAAAACACGGTCTGGTAGATGCCAGAGATACCATCCTTGTCGAGAAGGCGGGCATAGGCATACACGACTTCAACAAGGTTGTCGTTTCGGTTAATCTGATAGTTCAACAAAGCCGCAGAAGGCAGGATGTTTGGGTCATTGAATGAGTTTATTTTCCCGGCGGTGTTGATGGCCTCCTCAACAAACTCTGCATCCCAATCGTCAGACTTAGCAATCTGGCGAAGTTCAAGTTCGGTCATAAACGTCCGGCGGAATACAACACGGGCGTTCTGAAGGTCGATAGTTTCCGGAGGGAAGGAGATTTCGTCAAAAGGCTTAAGTGCCACGATGCGTGGCATGTTCTTTGCGACGTACTGCTCGGGGATGTAGCAGACACCAGTTTCACGCATCTCACGAACAGCAGAAAGAACATCCGTCAGGGCCATGTCTTTCAGATACATCGTAATGAGGTCAGCGGCATACTGTTCCTTTGTCGGGTCAGCAATTGCATCCATCAAACCAGCAAGGGGACTAGTCGGGTCTTTCTGTGCCGCCATCTGGGCAAGCGAGGCGATTTCTTCGCCACGAATAACTTGGAAACGAGTACCCATTTCCTGCTCCCAGTAAACATGCATAGCGGCCCATCCGTACTGCTGGGTATAGTTAGCGGCAAGTTCCGCTTCGTTACGAAGGTCAGCACGGACCTTATTGACCATCCAGTTCATCAGGACGTTGGCACCAGCGGAGGGCCCGGCGTCGTTGATTTCAGTTCCGTTGATGCGGATGTTGCATCGGTCGAAAGTCGTCATCAGGATAGAGACGATTTCGTTGATGGTGTTGTCGACAAGGCGAACACGGACGTCGGACGCTCCCTCAAACGGGAAAGCCGGGTCGCCGTCAGGTCGCATATCGCTATGCTTCTTACCGTCGCCGGACTGGCCTTCCCAGCGGGCGAAACGGATGTTGTCGTTGTCGATTACTCGGGCCGTGTTGGACCCGTGGTTCAGCGAACGCTGAAACTCATGGAAAAGGTATCCTACGTCGGGCTTGCCCGTCGAATAGACAAACTTGTCCTCGTTATTGCTGTCGGTCTTCATTGGTAGATGGTAGTTTTAGAAAGTCGTCCCGGTGGTATCTCCGGTGGTTGCCCTTGGTACGATAAGTGCGTACTTTGCCTTGGTCGGCCATTTTTTCGATGATTTTCCGTCCGAATCCGGTCATATTCATCGCTTGAGAGCGAGTGAGGAGTGCAGGTGGTTTAAGCATGGTCAGTAAGAGCCTCCGCCCCAAGAACGCATAGCGTCGTGTCCCTGATACTCCGGGTCCATGACCATGAGGTAACGCAAACAGTCAATTGGGTCCTTAGTCGCACCCTTTTCACCGTCTTTGCCAGTCCACTCACGAACACAGTAGGTCAGGTTTTGGCAGTCTTCGGAAACGTAAAGTTTAGGATGATTAACAACAGTAATAGGCTGATTGTGGTCATAAGCGAATCCATCGTTAATCATCGCCACACCTTGTTCAATGCGGATACCAGCGGCCGGGCGAAAGTGCATAGGTGCTTCACCTGAGTCCAGAAGTTCGATAAGTGAGACACCGCCGTCATCTTCAGAAGCCTTAGACCCTCCAGCCCGGGGGTCAATGAATCGTTCACAGATTTCTTCACTTCCTTCAAGTTCACGGATGAGTACCTTGTAATCGACGATTGAACGGCCACAGTTATTGCGTTGTCCTGAACCCGCTTTCCCGTCGACGTGCGAGTCCGGCATGGCCCATTCGCCTTCCGATTGGTCCGGCCATTCCCGGTACACATACATTTCCCCCGTTTCGGAGACACGGAGCCACAGCATGAACCAGTTGCGGGCTCCGGCTGGGTCGACGACCATGTAGTTGGTGCCTTCTTTCGGGATTTTGTCCGGGGAGATGACGTTTGCTTCCGTGAACCTCGGAAATTGGTTCCCCGTGACGTTGTCTGCCCATCCATACGCTCGGATTCTGATTTCATAAGGCTTCTTGGCCTCCAGCATTTTCTTTAACTGGCTGAAGGGGTTATAAGGGTTAAGTTGGGAGTGGAACCACATAACCATGGCACTTCGGCCGTGGCACTTTGCTTTGTACGGCATGGTTCCTCCCGGGCATCCGTTGACATGGACGCCGGGGCCAAGCAATTCGGCTTGTTTGAACTCGGTAAACTTGCATCCGGAAACGTAGTCTTTCACGACCGGGCTGTATCCGTGGATAGGAGTAAAGGTAGTTACTAACTTACCAAGTCGAGTCACGATTCGATAGCGAAGCGTCTCGACCCAGTCCAACGGCACAAGTTCGTCGCACCAGATAAGGTCGACTTCGCCACCTTCAATGACTTCACGCTTTTGGGCGTAGTTCATAAAGAAGCATTGGCTTTTGTTGGGCAGAATAAACGTTCCGTCAGAGAAGCCGTTCTTCTGAGTGTACTGGACGTTGGTAATCTTGTTCTTACGCAGTTCCTTGTACTCCGATGGAAGATACTTGTAGACCACGTTCTGTTGCATCTCAATGGACGACTTGTTGGTCGTGTGCAGACACCAGACACGGGCGTTAGGATTGTTGATAAGCGTCTGGACGACACGCTTGGCCGCCCATTCGGTCTTGGACGCTCGGTTGCCACCTAGTACAAGCAACTCGTTACAGTCTTTAAGCAGACTGTCGGCTTCCTTCCAATGCGGGAGGTCAAAGCCATGACGGTATGGGTCAAGTTTCTCCGCAAGAATCTTATCTTCACGGAGTGTAAGTAATTCGGCGACCTTAACCGCACCAAACTTTTCAGTAAGGGACCTGATGTCCTGAACAGATGGTGCGGCAAGCACCGGATGCGGGGTCGGATTAAAAGCCATATCAGTTCTTGGAACGGGATGTCATTGTCGTCTTCAATGTCATCGGGAGATTCCATTGGTATTGGTCATGCGACATTTGACCCTACATGTTCCTGTTTAGCGTCGTAGTTTATTGCCGCTTTTCCTAGCCTACCAACCTTAGCCTTTTCGTATGCTTTATTGGGGTCCTTATCTCCCATAAAAAGGGCTTCTCGATAGGCCACTCCAGTTTCTGATTCATCAAGCATTTTTGCGTCTACAAAACTGCTATCTTCACGCATCTTGGTAAAGTCCTGCATGC